TCATTGTTAAATGAGCTTAGACCTATCTCATTAAATTGTTTTCTTTTAAGTGTTCCGTCGTCTAAAACTGCTACTTCATCAGTACCAGCAATAACTGATTCTGTCATATCGGTTAAATAAGATCCGAACTCAGTAGCATCTAAGCTTATTGTAGCTGAATAATTACCACTTGTTGTATTGCTTTGTGATATGTCCAAAGGATCGTTAGCTGTGATACTTACACCTGTCATATCTCCAGTATTTGTAGTATAGCCAAAAGATTCAATTCTATCATTTACAGCTGCTGCTGTTAAAAAAGAAGTATCATTATCTGAAAAAGATGATCCTATTTCTGCGGAAGTTTGTATTGCACTTCCTGATATATCGCTAAATGATACACTTGATAAAAAGCCTGAATCATTATTAAAAGCTGATAATGGTATTTCTGATATTAGTTTTCTACGATCTGCACCATTATCTAAAATTATTAACTCGTCTTGTGCACTATTCACTGATTGTGTCATGTCTGTTAATTCAGATAAATCAATATCTAAATTTAAACTGACTGCTCCACTTGAACCTGTTCCTCCACCTGATAAACCTGTCCCAGCTGTTATTTCAACAGAAGTTATATCGCCTGTGTTTGTCGTGAAACCAAAGCTTTGTATTTTATCTTGTATCGCTGCTGAAGTCATCAATGAAGTATCATTGTCCGAAAATGTTTCTCCACTTGTTTGAATTGCACTAGCTGTTAAATTACTTACAGCAATACTATTTAATTGTGCTATACTTCCTAAGCCAAGATTAGATCTTGCTGTTGTTGTGTTTGTAAGATCCGACAAATTTGAAGCTTTTACTAGCTTTTCTCCTAAGCTTGTTGATACTGTCGTAGAAAAATTTGCGTCATCTCCCAAAGCTGATGCTAATTCATTTAAAGTATCTAATGCACCTGGTGCACTGTCAACCAAGCCAGATACCTCTGAATCTACATAAGCTTTGATACTTTGTTGTGTTGCTAATTTACTATCACTATCAGAAGCCATATTGTCCTCGTCAAGTATAGCTGTCCCACTTACACTTGTATTTATCACAGGGCTTGTAAGTGTTTTGTTTGTCAATGTTTGAGATCCTGTTAAAGTAATCTCTCCAGTAGCTGATAAATCAATATTGTTATTAGCATCATCATAAGACACAGAAATATTTGTCAATGAATTACCTGTTGTAAACATTGTCCCCACTGTATCTTGAATAAACTCAGTAAGAGTTTTAGCCCCGATAAATAATTCAGTAGATATTTTTACTTTATTGCTTGCAATCTGCAAGTCGGAAGCTGTTCCGTCCCCGTCAAATAAAGTTCTCAAAGTAGTATCTATACCACCTGTTTCTCCAGTGTGTATAAGCTGAACAAAGCCCTGATTTACGGCTGTATTTCCTATGTTAGTATTACTACTCATGAATCAATATTATCTCCAAGCTCTTCTCTGAGTTTTTTATCAGATAAATGTCCTAATTTTAAAAGAGTTGGTTTGCTGACTAATCTTTGTAGTTTATTAGGTTTATCGCATTCAAAGTATCCAATTTCTGAACAATCTTTAAACTTTTCGTCTTTAATTGGCTGATGTGTTTCAAACTCTTTACCACATTCGCATTTATATTCGTATATTGGCATTTAGATCCCTTTCAAATTCTTTTTTAATGATAATATAGGGCTATCCGAAAATAGCCCCATATTTAGTCGATTTTCAATTATGCTTATGAAGCATTCTTGAAGTTGACGATCCCACCTAATGCATTTTCCTCTGGGTGTGATAATGTTGCACCAAACAACATATCAACCACAACAGAAGTTGCTAGATGATCAATGTCATATGCACTTTGACTTCTTACGCCAAATTGCTCAGCATAGTAAACAGATTCTCTCTTGAATACAGTACCTGATATATTTACTCCGCCCTCAGACCAGTCTGTTGAAGGATATACAGGCATACCATATATTTCCATTACATTTCCTGAGACGATTGGGTTTACAGCATCACCTCTTTTTTGTGATTCAGTAAAATCGCCCTGTCCCATTAAGCCCATGTAAGCTTTTGGATTTGCATAGAAGAAAGTATCTCCGTCTGTGTAGTCATAGTTTTGATCTAGTAATAGTTCAAGTCCGCTTCTTAATTCAGCTGGCAAGATGATATCATCAGTTGCAAGTGTAATTAAGTTTTGTGTGTGTCCTTGAAGTTTACCAGCAATATATGCTTCTACACCTTTTGCTAAAGAATAACCCATAGAACTAGCATAAACTTCGAATAAAGACTGATTTGATTGCACATTGGCAATGTCCTCAATTCTTTTTGCTTCGTAGATATGTTGATCTAGTGGAATTGTTCTTGAAGTGTCAGTATTTGCGTCATAGGTGACAGCTGAGTCTGCACTCTTATCTCTTTTAGTGTCTTCTTTTACTTGTGGAATATTGATTCTGTCTACACCAGTAGCAAGTGCTGAAAAGTCTGTAATTTGATTTCTCAATTGCATTCTTTTTTGAGCAAATTCTAAAACTGCATCAGACCACATTTCCCCAAGAAAAACATCGACTTTTGTAGTCGTCACATTAGCCATTTTTAAGCCCCTTTATATGTTATATTAGTTTTTACTATAGCCCTCTAATATCTGATTCCAAAGCTTCGGATCTCTTTTCATTTTTTTACGATCTTCTTCAGTTATATCAGCAAACTTTGCATTCGTAGCAAACTTGCCACTTGATACAACTTCTTTGGCATCTGATACTTGCACTTTCTTTTTACTCAATCTTTCAATGTGCTTTTCCAACTTCATCGTTGGGAGATCTACATAAATTTCCTGTTCTTCATCTGAAAGTTGAGACAGCAAATGTTCTCGTCTTTGTTTTTCTTGTATTTCAAACTTTTCAACAACTGGTTTCAATTGTTCATTTTCTGCTTTTACATTTTCATACAAAGATTTGAATTCCTCTTTTTCCTCAAGTTGTTTTTGTTCTTGAAGTTTAAGATCCTCTTTGAGTTGCTTTAACTCAGCTTCTGCTGTTTGAGCTCTTGTTCGGTACTTTTTACTTTCTGCAATTAAGCCACCGACTTCATTGTTAGTTTCTTCCTTTGGCTGACTTTCTACTACTGCTTCTTGTTCAACCGCTTTTACATCTTCTGACATACTGTCCCCTTATTTTATAGTTATGGTTTTTCTTGCATACTTTCTAATCTTTTGAGCATACAATCTTTCAACCTTATTCATAATTTTGTTTCTGTTGATAGTCCTCAAGTTGTATATGTCAGTTTCTCGATTGCCTAAAACTATTTCCCCTCTATCATAAGTAATAATTCCAGTATTTTTTCTTGATCCTGCTCTCATACCTCTTAATGTTCTTCCAGTCAGTCGCATATTTTTATAGCTTGTGGTCGTATCAGTTGACTGATTAGCAAACCCTTTAAGCTTAGCCCCGTCTGAAAATCTGTTCATACTGTTCGCTTTATATTTTTTATAGCCCGAACTATATGGAAATTTTTTGTATTGTGTGCTATCTTTTTGAAAGATCCCTTTGCTTGCGTCTTTAATAATAAGATCTATGCCCCTTTGTGCCACAGACTTCATAAACCTGTTGCTGACTTTTGGAATGTCAAATATTCTCATACTGCCACCCAGTCGTGTCTGCAATTGTATCCACCTCGTCTGCTAAATCCCTCGAAATCTTTAACATTAAGATTAGCAATCTGTTTGCGTGTCAATGGACCTCTTTCTTTAACTATTTCCAATACCTTTTTACAAGCTGGTCTAGTTTTGTCATCATTCACACCTACATATCTAAATTTTTGCTCAGGAAAGTCCTCAAAAGCTTTTGCCCTAGTAGCATTTGAAAAAGTTGCGAAAGCATCATTAATTAGAAATGATGATTCACTACTGCTGATAAACTTTCCTACACCAAAGCCGTTTGATAAGTTTTGTATTATTTGAGCATTTGATTCGCCTGTAATAACACCTCTTATCATAGCATTCTTTAATTGATCTGCGTAAGATCTTGTATTGTTTGTTAAGTATGTTAACTCAAATGCAATTAAATCATTAACAGCTTCTATGCTTGCAATAGCCACTTGCGATAATTGTCTTTGACTTAATTGACTAAATATCAATGCTATTTCTTCAGCATATACATTTCTTGTTCTCTCAATAAGCGAAGCATATCCCAGTCTGTTCATCTCGTCAAAAAAGTCTATTTGTCTTGCTAATTGAACAAGCTCAGTATCGTTGAGTGTTGTCAAACCAATAACAATCTTATCAAGCTTTTTGATAAGTTGATCTTGTATGTTAGC